GCCCGCAAGAGTCAGGTCTTTTAGACCCATTGCCATTTTGTCAAACCCTTGTCCTGCTGCAACCGCTAACGTATCGCCTAAGCCCAGGCCCTCAGCCGCCGCCTTTGATGCCTCCGCAGAAACATTGTTAGACTGCTTTTTGGGTTGTGCTGGTTTGGTCTGTTCTCGAGCCGCTTTGTACGCTGACGCAACCGTTTCAAACTCAGGAGAACCCTGTTTGTCTTGGTTGTCAACTATCCATTGCGCGTACTTTTCGGCACTCATTTTTTACTCCGGTTCAGGATAGCGTCAGCGTCATTAAAAACGCGATTGCCTTGGGGCATTGGTTTTGCGCTTGCGGGATCGGGTGCGCCAGTCACTGCGGCTGGCTCGTCAAAATTAAACTCCTGACCCACCGTCCCCATTGTCGGATTGTTTTTCAACCTGTCTGCTACTGCCTTGCCTTTGCTGATAGATGCACGGCCAGCGCGTTCGTTCATATCTGCAAGGTCGCGCAATGTACTGGCGTTGACCTCCAAATTACCAGACTTGGCACGCTCCAAGAATGCGCGGTCTTTGTCGGTAAAGCCTTGCCCACCACCCAATCCAGATGTTTTGATAGCGTCCAGCGTAGAACTGGCAAGCAAGCCCGCAAGAGTTTCAGTGTTTTGAACCTGTTTGCCGTCAATAATACCTGCTGTAGTCAGTGCTTTGTTAAGCGCTAACCGAGCCTCTGCGCCCGTGCCCGTGATCGGGTTTTTGTCAAGATAGGATTTGATGCTTTGCGCGTTTCTGATACGGTCGCCAGCGGCACGCGCCGCGTCTATAGTTGCTAAGTCAGATGCTGCTAGTCCTTTGGCAATTTCGCCTGCATAGCCTTTTTCCGTGTTTACGCTAACATTCGATGCGCCAGCTCTTGCGATTCCAGATTTAACGCCCACCAGCGGAGCATTAGGGATAAAGCCGCCTTTGCCATCGCTAACCAAAAGGTCTTTATATGGGTTGCCTGTCATTTCAAGCGGCGCAACACCTGACGGCCTGTCGCCAAACTTTGTAACAGGCACTTTTTGCCCGCCTACGTCTTGGAAAGTCACCTCGTCGCGCCCGTAGTTCCTAGACTCGTAGTATTGTTTGACCATCTCAGGCGGCACACCCGCTGCAATAGCTTGCTGTGGCCCTGGTGCGCTTTGAAGCACGGCCATCATGCGCTGCTGTTGCGCCTGTGCCTGCGCCTGCTTCGCCTGCTCTTGCGCCATCTGCAATTGACCTTGCGTGCCCATTTGTTGTAGTCCGGGCGTTCTAGCACTTGCCGCGTACTGGTAAGCAGCGTTAATGTCGCCAGGAACTGCAGCTTTTTGCGCGACTGGCATGGCGTTGCCTTCATCATCGTTTGGCGTAAGGGGTTGAATATCACGCGCTGGCTCACCGCCTAGCAGTTTGGTGAATTGCCCCATTTCCTCAGACTGACGGCCACGCACAGCCTCTGCAAGTGCTTTCTGGCGTTCATCGGCTTGCCGTACACCTTGCCCACCTTGATAGGCGTTTAGGAGCTGTGCGAGGTTTTGTGTGATGCTAGGGGCTACATAATGGCCGCTTACCATCTGGCTTTGTGGTGCTTGGTCGCCCTTTTGCCGTAAAAGCTGGGCGTACTGGCGTTGGCGTTCAATGTTTTGCGCCTCGATTTGCTCATCAAATCCGGGCTGGAAGAAGTTAGCTTGTGCCATAAGTTACCTTAAAACATCTTGCCAATGCCAGAGCCGAGCATCCCGCCCATTGGCCCACCTAATGCCGAGCCAGCCAAGCCAAACAAGCCGCTTGTAAAGTTGTTATTACTTGCGTTTGCCGCATTGCGTGCGCCTAGCGCGTTGTTGTAGTTGCTATTTGCCGCGCTGAACTGTGAATTTGCAGCGCTGAGCATGTCGGCACCTTGCGCTGTGGCTTGCTGTGCGTAGCTGCCAAACGTGGGGTTAGTCACCTGTGAACCAGTACGCAAGGCGTTCAAGGCGTTCAAGTCGCGGGTGTTGAAATACTGCTGCTCTTGAATACCCTGCTGGCGTGCCTGCTGGCCTGTGCTGATGCCTTGTAAGGCGGCTTGGCTGTACGCATCATTTTCCTGCCTGCCGATGTCGTCCTGTGCGTTTCTGTAGGCTTCCGAGCCTTGCTGAATACCTTGGTTGGCCAGGCGTGTTTCAGCACTTGCGCGGGAGCGGTCAAGCTGTGGCTGCATTCTGCGAAGGATTGCGTCTTGTGCCGTTTCGCCGGGGTTAAATGTGGGTTTAACCAGCTTGTCATCACCCCATCCTGCCGCCTGCTGTGCTGCAACCCGTGCCGTGGCTTGGTCTTGCAGGTTTGCAAGCCCCTGGCTGGTTTTGTTGCTTTGGTCGAGTAGCTTTTGGCCTTCAGCCGTTAAATTAATGCGCTGCGTCCACGGGTCATAGTCTGTTGCGCCGCGCTGCCACTCCAATGAACCGTAAGGCGTGTACTGATTGGCACGATTCGCAACGGTTGCGTACTTTGCGGCCTCAAGATTTCCCGCTGCCGTAGCTGTTGCTGCGCCTGCATAGTCAGGTGCTGGCGGTGGCGGTGGTGGTGGTGGACTGCTGCTTTTACCCATTGTTTACTCCAAAAATCGACACTGATTGCGTGTCATAGTGAGAATGCAAAAATCCCCTTTTGGGCCTGCGTCTTTGATAAGTGATTCGTCTGTGAAGCCGATGTGTCGGGTAAAGCGAAGACAAGCCGAGTTTTCGGAGTCAATCACACCCACTATTTTTTTAACCTTAGCCACGTTGAAGGCATAGCCGAACAAAGCGCGTAGCCAAGCCTTTGACATTCGCTGTCCAGGCTCTAAGCCGACGTGAATCTGTAGCGAATTTCCGGTGTAGTTTTCAAAGAACACACCGCACACAATGCGGCCTTCTTTTTCAATCCCAAACCCGACACCACCGCCAAAATACTCACCGCCGCCCTGCGCTGCTACCCACTCGCAAACGCCTTTGCCCTGGACAATCAAAGTACGCCTGCGCCTTTTTCTGCAACGTAGTCCACCGACTGCCAGCGCAGTTGTGCCGAACTGGTTTGCACTTTGAGATACAAAGCCGCGCAATAACCAACGCCGCCGATGGTGTTCCAGTCTTTGCGAAGTGTTAGCCCACCTGCCCACACCGCGCCGTCCCATGTTGCAGCGTCCCATGTCGCGGCGGTTGACGGGCTGAATGTTGGACTGCCTACGGGTTCCTGAATATCAAAATCTACGTTCAAGCGAAGCAAAACACCGACGCTTGGAGAGTCGGTTGTGATGATCGGGCGTGCCATCGTGTAACGCTTTTGGCTCATGCCGCCGTGATACTGAAAAGACGGCAAAGCATTTCCTGTAATTGCTACGCCAGAATCATTTGCACCTATCCATGCCTTTACAACCTTACCCGCAGTGCCGTAATAAAGGGTTGACTGCGTTTGAACAAAACATGAAGCATTCCAGCCAATAAAGCGACACCACGACCCGCTCAGTGTGTTCATCACATACTGCTGACTACCGCCAAACACCGGGACATTTAAAATCAGCGCGTTCTTTTCAGCAAACCCTTGGAGCTGCCAGCCGTAGGACGATGCATAAGCCCCAGTTGCATCGCTCATTGCTTGCTGTATCTTGTCGGTTATGCTGACTTTCGTTGATACCCGCGAGGACTGCAAAGCCGCTGACAGGGGTTGCACACCATCACGGCAAATCAAAAGCAAATCTGAGCCGTACTTCATAAAGCAATTGCGGGTAACAGGCTCGCCAATGTCATACACACCGACTAAAACGAAGCCAGCCGCTGTAGAAGGGTCAATGCCGCGATACACAGCCACTTGGCCTTCAGACGTAATAAACACCGCATGGTCATCCATTCCAGACCCGCTGTCTATCGTCCAAGTACCCATCGCCATCAAGTAGCCGCCACGATTAAACAATGATGCAAAATCAATTGACTGTGCCGCGCCGCCAATTGAATCAACTGGCAAATACCAGACTTTCATCGTGTCATCTTGAGTAAACCAGATGCGCCGTGCGTACACATTAATGTGTGTCAATGTTGTAGTGGTCACGCCCGTAACCGCTGGAACGCTTGCCCCATCTACAGAAACCCATGTAGCGCCGTTCCACAAACGTGGGCTATCCGCACCATTCACCGCGTAGAGGAACGAACCGCCAGCGGTGGAGAAATTCACATATCGCCATTGCGCGTTAGCTAGGCCAGTCTGCACCGCTGCACCTACGGCACCCGCTGCGGTCACGTTGTAAATGTTCGTGCCAGCAGCAGCAAACATGGTAGTCGCCCCGGCTGGCGTGTTGTAGTCCATCAGCGTTTCCACCGTGCCAGTAATGCCGGTCACATGATCAACGGAGCCGGGGCGCAGTGATACCTCAGTGGTCAGCGGGAAAAAGTTATCCAGAATCACCGCATCACGCGGCCCCATTTGCGCAATTGGGTCTTTTGCGTTCCAGCCACCTACCGGGGCGGGCATAGTAACAACCGAAGCTATGCGTTTTTTCATTTAAATAAAATTTAAAATAAAGGTTTGCCGTTATTACTAAACACTTTAATAAAATCTGCGCCTGAATTCCTAGCTTCTTGATAAGCCTTAAAAACACTTTTTCGAGCGTTCCGCGCGGCAACTTCTAATGGCGAGTTATACAATTCTTGCTCTTTGAGATACTGCGCTACTCTTGTGTCATAAGCCAATTGCTGTTCTGGAGTTACTTTTGCAAGCGAATTTAAATAATCGTCGTATTCGCCAATATTTAATCCAGAATCGTGGCTTCCCCGTATTTCTCGAACATATTGCGACTGCACAGGCCCTTTTGAGTGGTCAGAGAATCTAAATGGCGTGTTGTCAAAAACTCCCGCCCCTGTTACTGGGTTATGAACCTTCACATAAGAACTAGGCCCAGCGCGGCTCCCTGAATGCTCAACTGAGCCGCGTAAGCCTCGCGCCTTTAATGAATCTACAAAATCTTCTGCATGTTTTTTAACTGCGGCAACCTTCTCTGGCTGTGTAAAATAATCGGGGAAAGCAATCACGCCGGCCTGCTTGTTCATGGTTGCTGGTGCCGAGAGATTATCCATCGCACCCAAAGCACCACGCGCTATTTGCGGGGCAAAGTTAGTCGCCAGCGCAGGGCCAGCCATGCCCAATGTCTCGCCAATGATTCGAGGTGCGCCCATCGGCACATCGCGGGTCAATCCTTTGTCTGCCATCCATTGCGAGCCGCCTACGGGGTTTTGTGGCATGGGTAAGCCTATCCCCTTGAGTCCCATAGAAAGAAGGTCTACGGGGCCGCTGACATTGCTGGCAATGGCGTTAGAGGCGCTTTGTGCGGTGTCGCGCAGCAGGGCGGCGAGTTGTTTAGCTTTATCCATTTAAGCACCCGGCCAATTTCCGTCCGGAATATTTTCCGTGCTCAACAACACCGAGCCGCTACCCTGAGCCAGTGACAACGTAGGCGCTGATTTGTTTTGTGCTTGGCACGTTGCCAGCAGATTTTTATATGCATCGTCGTCGTATGCAAAGCCCTTGGCTTTATTCCAGCGAAGTTTTAAGCCTTCCACCATGAGTGAATCGTCAAACACGGCGCTATCGGTATCGACCGTGAACTTTTCTTTTGTCGTGCCTGCCAGTGCTGTAACCCAGTTCTTGCTGACGTACTCCATCGACAAGAGCGAAGCAGCGGACGGCGGCGGGTTAAGTTGTATCGTGTTGCCTGCAATCCTGAACCGCAAGCGAGGGCCAGCGTACACAATGCCGCTTTTGAAGTTCTGCCACTCTTGCGCCGACTTTGGGCCATTCAAAGGCCAGCGGTTTGTTCTGTCCCATTCGGTTTGTTCAATCTGCCGTAGCCAGTCTGCCGGCAGCGGGTAGTTGACTTGACCGAAGTTGATAGCAATGCCTACGCCTGTAGCCTCTGACGGCTGGTTAAGCGTGACCGTGCCTACACCTACAGAAATGATCTGGGAGAACGGCACAGCGCCTACAAAAGAAGCGCCCCAATTGGTTGTCAATCCCGTGGTGTCGGGGATGCCAGTCACCACCGCACTGCCTTGCGTCACGTTACCCGTGGTCACTAGCGTTGCGGTGGTCAGTAAATATTCTTTATCCAGCTCTTGCCAGACGAATTGGCGCGACAAGTCACGGCCAAAGCGATTCAGGAGGGCGAAAATCTGCTGGATTTGCGGATCAGTCGATGCCGCTACTTGCGTAGGCGCGGCTATGCCGACCTCGTAGCACATCTGTTGCGTCAGTTCCAGCAGATTCATGGTTTATGCCTCTTCGGTTTCTTTTGCAGGCCGACCGCGCTTAGGCTGTGCCATTTGCGCGATCTGCTCTTTAAGGGCTTCAATCTCGCCTTGCAAGCGGTCATTTTCAGCGGCTTGGCGCGTAACCAGTGCAGAGTCTTTCGCGGCTAATAGCCATGCTTTGGCCTTGCTGCGTAGTTCCATGTAACCCATCCCCATGCGCTTGCAGGTTGAATCAGACAATTCAGCCAGTTGCTCGACCGAGCGTATCTCAAAGAATTCGCATTCTTTAACCTGAGACTTGTTCACAACAGGCCACATCGATAGCGGCGTGCCGTCGATTACATCTTTCATGCCTTTTTCAAAGCGTTCAAACTGGCGGCGGTATTCTTGTTTGTGTTGTTCAGTAGCAGGCGTCTCAATGATTGACGTTGCATCACCTGGAACCATGATTCGCACAAAAACGCGCTGCTCATAGACCGGGCGGCCTTCTTGTTCGCTCTTAAAAGGTATTTCTAAAGCGTCTTCATAAAATTCAACAAACAGATTGGCTGGGGAGTTGTCCACAGTAGTTCCTTTTAAAGTTGCCCCGGTTTAGCCCACCGGGGCGAAGGGCTTATGCTGAAAGAATAGCGAACCAGTTGGCCGAGCCTGTTCCCACGAACATAGCGCGACCACCAGCAGCGACTGAAAAGCCGCCAGTAGTAGCAGTCAAGGCGTTAATGCTTGCGCCGGTACTGGGGTACACCAGCACGGCGTTAGCGCCTGAGTTGATAACAACAACGGCTGAACCAGCCTCGGGGGCCATCAGGCGAACACCTGTTGACGCCGCAGCGGTAGTCACGCGGTTAATCGCGGCTGAGAGTCCTGTTGCGTCAGCATGGGTCGTGCCGGCGGCGGTTATGGTGTCAACCACATCGCCGCAGGCATTAACTGCTTGCTGTGCTGAGAACCCCGAACCCATAAGCCGGGTTGGAATTGCCATGCTTTACTCCTTAAACGCCAGCGCGTGAGAACCAGCCACGGTCACCCGAAGCCATCGCCACAGCAGGCGACAGGTAAGAACCACCGGAAGCAGTAGCCAGAAACGTGGTTGCGTTGACGGTGCAATCTGCATCGCTTGCGGAAATAACGGCGTTAGCTTGTGAATACACGTAAATACGGCCATTGGTGGCAAATACTTGCGTACCCAACTGAGGTGCATCCTCTGCGGTTGTGCCGACATCAGCCGCGTGGGTGATGGTATTGAGGTCAATGCCCAAAACGGGCGTAACTGTAAATGGTGATGCCATTTGAAACTCCTAAAAATGTGAATGAACAACAGGGCCGAAGCCCCATTGATTAGCCAGCGTGAAAAACGCCTTGGAACTGAGCGCCAGAGCAGGTCAAGTTGCCAGCCCAGCCGATCAGCTTGGTTACAGCGTCTTGATTAACAGAGGTGCGGTCACCGCCGATTGGCACAAAGTTGCGGTCTGCGTGCGGACGGAAGTGCAAGAACTTCGTATTCATGAAGTACATGGTGTTGGCACTGATAGAACCACCAATACCACCGTCAAGCACCACATCAGCGGCTTTACCCGTGCCCATGTATTTGAGCGAGGCGAAGCCAGCAGCAGCCATTTCTTCCGACGCTACGCGCTGGATAGCTTGCAGGCTTTCCAGGTACAGACGGTAATAGTTGTTGTCAGCCACGATCAAATCAGCCGAGTCAGTACCGCGAACCAGTTGGAGTGCCAAGCGGTTCATGTAAGACTGGATGTTTGCCGAGGTTGCAGCAGAGCCGCCGTTGGTCACAGCACCAAATGACGCATTGCGCCAGAAAGTCCAAGTGGCGCGGTTGATGTTGCCATAAGTGCCAGAGGTAGGCGCAACAGCGATAGCGGCCTGCAAACCTGTAATGTCCTTGCCACCGTTGCCAGTGCCGTTGGAATACAAACCAGCAGAAATGCGATCCATCAAGTTAGCTTCTGCCACCATGATGCGGCCTTCAACCAAATCAATCACGCGCTCTTTGCCCGCGTTCTGGAGCATTTCCAGACCGGATACCGACACCGCAGCAGCGTACTGCTTGATATCGAACTGAGCAGCCGAGATTGGGCTGTTTGGGGTGATGTCGATCACATCGTAGCCGCTGTACGAGCCAGCGTTACGGGTAGAAGCATCAAGGTATGCCAATTCTTGCAGAATGACGTTACCGCCACTGAAAGTCTTGACGTTGCCGCGCTTTTTAAGGCGAAGCAGCAGAGCGGTGTTCTGGCTGACGTTATCGGCCAGTGAGCCGGTACGGGACTGGATACCCGCAGTGATGATGTCACTGATGTTGGCGAAGGTTGCCATTGTTTAACTCCAAATAAAATTAAGATTCCCAAGCGCTTTCTAGAGCTGCTCGGAGGTTGGTTGGTGCTGCGCCAGAGCCGGATGCAGGGGAGCTGCCACGTACCGACACCGATGCGGCTTTCGCACGGTTGGCAAGGGCTGCTGACTGCGCCTGCTTTAACGCTTCGCTCCTTTGCTGTTCAAGCAAGGTTTGCCGCGTTTGCGGGTTGGCGTACACCGCTTTGTCGTAGGCGTCTTTTAAGTCTGTGGCGCGTCCCGCTTGTAAAAGCGCGGCCATATCCTCTTTGACTGCCTCAAAATGCTCTGCCGTTGCTGCGAACGCTTGCAATTCACTGTTGAGTGATTGGCGCTGCTGCTCTTGCTGAGACTGCTGGAAACTCTCTTGTTGCTGCTGTATTTGTTGCAGCCGCTGCTCAAGTTGAAACGTATAAAGGTCGGGCTGCGGAATCTGCGCGGCTTGTCCCATATCAATGCCGTACTGCTGGGCAAGCGAAGCAAAATACTGCGCACGCTGCGCCGGGTCTGGGTTGCGCAACATTGCATCAGCGCGGAGCAATGCGCCTACCGCTTGGTCTGGTGCAACGCCCAATTGCTGAATGGTCTGCATGTAGGGCTGGATGGCTCGCTCCATGCTTCGGCCTAAGTCTGCGTGTTGCTTGAAGCCTTCAATGCCCTTGTGAAAATCCGTCTCCCGGCGCAACACTTCGTCCTGTACATGCGGAGGAAGTTTGTCGAATTCTGCTGCAGCTTCTTTCTTCCATGAGGAAGGAGGGCGCTTTTCTGGTGCTGGTGCTGGCGTTATTTCAGCGGCTGGATTAGCGGCTTTATCAGCGGCTTGCTGTGCCAGTTCGGCGGCGGTAAAGCGTCCGGCCTCGTCGCGTGTCCGTGCTGGCTTGTCTTCTACCGGCTCGACGGGTTCCGCTGGTTGCGACTGTTTATCAATTGCGGATTCCAGCACCGAGCGCAAGTCTTGCGGTTCATTGCTGGTGTCCAGGGTTGCCTGTTCACCTTGCTCTTCAATCATTTATTGCTCCAAATAGACAAAAAAAAACCACCCGAGGGTGGCTTGCACTGCGACTGATCGACTCAGCCCAAAACCCGCCTTACCGCCTCTTCTGCGGCTCTGCGAATGCCTCCATGTTTTTCTCATGCCACCGCCTCGTCGGATGCTTGGTCTTGTTGTGCGGTCATCACGGCATTGGCTGATATTTGCGCTACGTCGATCTTTGTTTGTGCATCAAGCACGGCTTTGAACTTGTCAAACATCAAGCCCATCGCCATCTCTTGCTGCTTTGCGGCCGTCTCGCGGTCTTGCTTGGCGGCTTCGCGTTCACCTTCAAGGCGTGCGCGGAACTGCTCTAGCATCATTTCTTGATTCAATTCAGCCTGCATGCGGCGCTCATCGGCTTGCGCTTGCAGGGCTTCGCTTTGCTGTTGTGCCTGTAAACGCATCTGCTCGGTTTGTTGATCGGCTTGCAACTTGGCTTGTGCCGCCTGTTGCTGGGCTTGAATCTTCAACATCTCGGGGTTAGGCTGCTCCGGCTTGGGCTGCTTGGCTTTTTCTGCCTGCTGTGCAATGAACTGTTCCAGGCTGGCCTCCATCGCCTCGCCTGATTTAAACGAGCGAACGCCAAACATAAGCATTTCACCTAAAAGCGGAGCCATTTCAGGCGGTGCTTGGATAGCCTCACGCAAGAACCCGCCCGCTGCTGTCAAGAACTCCATGCGGCTGGCTTTTTCGCCTGCCTCATCCAGTTCCACCATTGAATCAGTGGCCACTTCAATGCGAAAGGCGCGAAGTACATCGTTTTGCAGCAGTTGGATTGCTTGCTCCACGTACTCAGCGTCCTTCGTGCTTTCGATGCTGGACATTGCCACCAGTACCTCGGGACGGTACAGGCTGCACATAATTTGTGCTTTCATGCGTAGCAAGTCAGATGCAAACCGAGCCACGTCCGACTGCAGCGTTTTTAAGCGTAGGGAAGCAAACTGACTCTTAATCTGTTGCGCCGTAGCAGTTTCAGAGGCTACCGATGCGCCTCGAATGATGTCCGATAGCCCGGTAATCTCATAAATAATTTGTTTGACCTGATCGCGTGCTGTGTACAAACCAGCTAAAGCAGTCAACACCATATCAATCGGCATGAAGTCAACTGCGCCCTTAAGTCCACCTTTTTCGGCAAACATGGCCCATGTGGACACGGGGATAAGCGTGTTATCCACACCCTCATTCAGCATGCGCTGGATACCCGCGTGGCTTGCGTCATATACGCCCACTACCTTAACGGCTTTTACCAGCATCGCAATGCGTGCGGTCAGCTCGTCCATTTCCTTGGCTTGGTCTTGGTACTGTTTGAAGTCAGGCACCGGCACCAGCGTGTCACTGGTCAGCGTCGCATAAATCGGCTTAGGGCATGGGAAAAAGCCTTCCAGCTCAAGCGGGTCATCCCGCACGTCCAGAATCTCCTGGAAGCCTTCAGCGTGCCAGTACACCTTTTTCTCAGACTTGCACCAGATTTCCCAGACCTTCGCCTTCTTCATGCGATCAATCTGGTCAGCGGCCATGCCGTCAGACTTCATTTGATCAATGCCAATAGGCTCGTGAGCTAAGGGCGCGTCTTTGAATATGTCTTTAAAGCGCTTAATACCCTCATCCTTGCCCATATAGACAAGGCGCGCAACCCATGTAACCTCTTCCCAAGTCCGTGCAGGTGAGTGCCGGAAATCTTCCCAATACACATAATCACAAGGGCTGCACTCGTAAGCGCCCATACTTTCAGATGCGCTGTCGTCTGTGATCTGTTCCGGGCTTTGGGCAGCTTCGGGCTGTTCTGGTGTATCGGCAGGCTCAAACCTTACCCAAGTCGTGCCGCGCCCGGGCAACAGGCGGTCAAGCACACAGTTTTTGATTGTGCTGTCATAGTCTGAGTAATGGTCAATCTCAAACTGTAAAGCACGCTCGAGAATCTGCGAAGCACAGCGGCCTACCGGATCAGCATCTTTGAATCTACGCTGCACTTGCGCTTTTGGCTTTTTGGCATAAACGGCAGGCATCAATGTCTGTACGTTAGACCAAAGGATGTTGTATTTACGCGAGTTGTCACTAACCCCGCGCTTATCCCGATAACGCTCAACGATCTTGCGGCCAGCCTTAATAAAGTCCTTATCGGCGTTTTTGGCTTGGTCTAAATCAGCGGCCCACCGACGCGCCAAGCCAGCGCGGTCTTTTTCGTCTACGCCGCTATCGTCCAACTCAGTCATGGCGCTACGACCTCTAAACCGTGCCGACGCTCAACATCGAGGCATTGCGCGTGTGCAGCATCAAAATCGCCGTTCACCACTACAGCCACCGCCTGCTGGTTATTACCATAATTGGGCAGCGTCAGTTTTATAGATAGAGGCTGGTCAATATCAAACGGCCGCTGCCCAAACATGATAGACACGCCGTTGCGGGTAACAATGCGGCGCATAGCCTTGATCTGTGGTTCAGTCATCAAGCAACGAACCTTTGGCTTAGCAATTGAGGCTCTGGCAAATACCCGGCCGCTACCGGGTCAGCCACATCGACAAGTTGCAGCTTCATGTTTGGCATTGCCAACACCAGCGGCGCGTGTAGCAGAATTCCTGTCAGCGGTCCCGGCTCAAACATTTGATCCGCGATTTTGCGGCCATCGTCGCCGATGTTGGCGTATACGGAGTCGTAGTCCATCCACCACAATCCTGCCGTGGCGGTGTGTTCGTGCCAAATGCTCATGTCAAATGGCTGTGTGGTGTATTCAGGATCACTGGCAAGCCGTTGCAGGCGTGACCATGTGTTGACTTGATCAAGCATGATTGCCTTGAGCTGTTCGGCTGGTGGGTTCAGCGGGCAAAGAAACTGTAGGATTTTCATGATTTTCCTTATGCTACGGTGATGCCGTAGTAAGCGCCCTCATTGCGCTCAAGGGTTTGGCGGTCGGTGGTGGAGAGGACGGAGGGGAACGAAATCAATCCTGATACAGTGCCGTCGAATGGGAGCGATGATCCAGCTCCATTCAACGAACCTATCGCGCTATTGACCCCCGTATAGACGCTCGGAATTGTTGCGCTATCCCATTCCGTGCCGTTCTTAAACAGTTTCCACTGCTCGCTTCCGGTGGTTGATATAGATGTGATTAAAGTGGGTGTATTTGAAATAGCAACCTCTGCGGCGAGACCACCGCTTCCTCCGCCTCCCGTCGCTGAACCGTTGAATACGTTTAAAAACCCAGCCGACGCACCTCCACTTGAAATTTGGTTTGCAAGAATTGTAAAACGGCCAGTTTGGCCAGCGGACCACTGCCCAAACAAAGACCCGGTTACATTTTCAATCGTCGGTGTGAATAGAACAAACAAACTGTGCGTCGTGTCAATAAGCGGAGAAGCGGCAGCTAAATAATCATCCACGCCATCAAACCTGATTTCCGGCTTTCCGTTAAGAGCCTCCAACACGCCACTATTTACAATGCGCGGCTGCTGTCCTGCCGTGGTCTGTGTGGCATTGCGCCCATTGCCTGATTGGTCATACCAAGTGGCAACAAAGCCGTCGCCTGTTGTGCGGACTACGTTCGTTGTTGCGTAATACGGCTGTGCGGTCGCAC